GACGGAGAGGATCGCCTGCTTAACCTCCTGCATGCTCGACTCCTCCAGTGAGTTCATGAACTCACGCGCACAAAGGATCACGCCGCTCTCACGGTTCATCATCGCCTGATATGCCCTGACGGCTGTCATCAAGGCAAACGTGCGTGTCTTTGCACTGCCGCGCCCACCATGTGAACAGCGATAGCGTTTACCTACCGCAGTAAAAAGGGGGGCAAGTTTAGCGGGAATTGGAAGTTGTACGGCGTCACTCATGCTTAGGCTCAACGGGTAAAAGCTGAATCACGGTTGGTTTTGATGCCATGCTGCCATCGGGGCTGGTGTGCTCAAACTTCTGCCGGTTGGTGTAGGCTTCCCCAACCTCTTTGGCTGCCTGCTCCATCAGTGATGCGGCTAGCGCGAGATTCTGCATTTTTTCGGCCTTGGTCATCATGCGATCAAGCGTGCGCAGCCGATAAGATTTGTTGGCAATCGGGATGTCAGATATTTCGGTCTGAAACCGGGCGCGTGTGCTGTTAAACAGAGCGACCCACTTTTTTGCAAGCCCCTTACCACTGGCCTTTGTAGGATCGTGTGATTCAATCTGTTGGGGTGTAACTTTAATGCCAAATTGTTTTTGGACGGCCTCAGCAACAATCGCTAGCGAATCAAAGCATGCAAGTGACTGAATGATGAAGGCTTTCACCTCTGGTTTTAATGCAGCCATATTTCACCATTCTTCCAAAGCATTCTAAAATTTACGCCAGTTTCATCAGGCACGTTCCACAAGCTCTGGCCACATTAAGCTGTGCCACCTCAGCGGGCTGGCTTGCAGCCTCCACCAATTGCTGAACGTCAGCGCTGGCACCATATCGGCGAACAACGCCAACGAACTCCTCAACGTCATGCCCGCGCATTGTCATAACTGGTCGCCCCTCTGAATTGAATTTTGGCGCGCCGAATTCATCCCGCGCCTGTGCTATGTGATAAAGCTCATGCTCAATGAGAGCGCAGAAGTCGAGGTCACTGCATTCACAGCAGTAATCTGCAGCCAGCGTTATGATGAAGCGGGGAACATATCCGAACCACTCATGCATCTGTTGCTGCATGCGCGCCTTTTGCCAGCCACCGGCCCGTATTGTGACCTCCTCAGCTTGACCCAGCACAGTTCTGCCGCGTTTGGTGAATGCGTTTGAGGCCCACATAAATCGAATATCGGCATGCTGTAGGTGGAGATGCTCAGGATTGTGGAGTGCCCCCTCTTCACTGAGGATGTGTTCAGTGATCCACTCATGAATTTCATTAGCGGGGGTCAGGCTGATGTGGGGATGAAATTCATTCAAAAAACTTTTTGGTGGTCGCGGTCGGTTTAACTGATCAATCTGCATGGGCTTAACCTGTGTGTTTTGTCACTACCACCTCAGCCTCTGTACCTGATGCAACGCGCAGCCATACCACCCACGGAGCGTATACATTCAAAACGCGACCGGCCTGATGCCAGGCGATTGAATCTGCACTATCGGCATACTCAATAAACCCCTCATCTACTGTTACGTGGCCGCTGTTGGTGCCGTCCGTAATCTGGATAGGCGTTCTCGTTACGGTTAAAGGCTCAGACATAGCTACCTCTCATTTATTGGGTTGGCTGTTAGACGGCGGTTATCACCAGCGTTGAAACCATGTCGCGCAGCTTAACCGTCAGTGTGCATGTTCCGGCAGTGAGGATACTGACAGCCGCCTGACCACCGGCGGATGTGCTGATATGCTGCACCATATTGGGGTTAGATATCGTCCAGACAGCACCCTCCGCACGCCCGATTTGAGCACCGGTTTCACCGCTAACGAGGAACGCGCCAAGGTATTGCCATCCTTTAGGGGCGGTGGCATTCAGCATCGTGTAATGCGTGCTGTCTACCTGAGTGACATACCACGGGGATGTGGACGTTTTGTTGCTGTCGTTCTGGATGAATATCGTGTCGGTTGGCGGTTTATCCTGACCGCCGATGAAGATTGCGCCGGGTACAGATATTCCCTGCGTATTGGTGCCACCAATGACAGTGGCATCGGGCGTTAAAATCATTGGTTGCTCCAAAATAAAAAACCGCCCGTAGGCGGTTTTAAATCAAGTCACTTATTTTGAAAAAGATAGTCAATGACATCTTTTCCATTAGTGAATAATTTTACCGATGTAGAAGTTGAGCGGCTCATAGGTGAGGCGGTTTCAAGAACGCGCATGTTATAACTTCCATCTAATTCAGAAGGATCAAGGGCCATTAATGCCGGGATGTACCTTTTTTCATAATCCTTGATTTGGTCACTTACACTTCCGTGACTATGCGGGTGATCAACTTGATTCCCCCTCTTAACACTCAAGCTAACCTGGGTTTCAGATTTTTTATTTACTTTAAACTTAATGAGATAGTCGGCGCCAAAGAATCTTTCATCATCTCTAGACGATTCTGCCTCAATAAGAATATCTTTATAAGAAGCTACAAAACCACGGTTAGGTTGATTTTTCAACGCAATATTAAACCCCTGAATCTCAAGATAATCGGTCATTTCTTTCAAAGCAGTATTAATGGCTCGCAATCGCTGTGCATCGATATTTTTATAATAAGCTTGGTAAAGTTTACTTGCCTGCTCTTTTAAGTCTTCTAGCTTTTTTGCTTCTAACAGAGACATTGGAACCTCCATTCCATAAGGTGAGCTAACACTTTACAACCAGGATTAATCCGAGTGAAGCAAAACCGATCATCATCAGACACACTCACAAGTGTGCCTTGTGATGGGCACAAAAACCTCCACAAGGAGACCCGGGAGTTATGACTTAAAGCCACATTTACCATTAGCTTTGCGCCATGACTTAACAGAGGCGACAATCTTCTCAGGAGTTGCGTTGTCATCATCGCTGTAAAAGATCAGGTCTGAGCCCGCTGGATGCTCACTTACTGAAATGAAATTTTCCAGTAGCTTGTCCTGGTAAGCTTCGCCACCCTCAGCGTTACAGATTTCACTCACAAGCTGGGTAAACTCTGCTTCGGTATAGTCTTTAAGTTTTGGCTTTATGTTCATAGGGCATCCTCATATTTGAGGTAATGCTATCTCAGAAAATCACCTCAAACACTGCTCTTTTATGTACTGCTGTAATCCTACTGTTTGCTTTTCTACAACTTCGATTCTCTCTCTTAGAGTGAAATAATCCCGTTGAGCGGCGTCAGTAAGTCGGGCGCTGGCTGCATCATCCATGCCGGTGGTGCTGGAGGCGGATTGCTTCTCACAGGTGGCTTTGAGCTGCAACCGGCGCTTGCCATTAGCAACATCATCATGCAGCTGATTGATAGTGGCTTTAGCATCAGCCAATTCCTTTGTGTATTTCTCATCGAGTGCGGCCACTTCGCGCTGACGCTTCTGCATGTCAGTGATAATGACTGCCTGCTGTTTAGTCAGTTCCTGCGAACGCTCTGCAACTCTTTTCCAAGATTCAGCTTTATCGTAATAGTGTTTGGCAGTCCAACCGAGCACTAGGACTACAACCGTAAGGACCCCAGCCACATAGAGTCTATTCATCGATTCTGCACCTATTGCGAGCCAGCCAGATCGAGAGCGCTAATGAAAACCTCGAATCCGTAAGGTTGGGAGCCGTTTTCGTGTTGAATGATGGCTTGCAGTAGAGAAAACAGTTTACGGCTGTCGGCCAGATCAATCTGCTCATTTACTCCGGTACTGGTAGCCTGCGCAACACTATTGATGTATGCCTGCGTATTGTTCTCCTTAGGGGGGGCCCAACGCTTGATCATGCCGGTGATCGTCCGCAGCCCATATTTGCTCTGATAATTGCGCAGGATGACAATCATTGCGCGGATGCCGTATTCAGGTTTGATAAACTGGCAGAACGATTTATCAGTGCGCTGGGATTTTAGCACCAACCCTTGCCACTCATCGCCCCAGCGAATGTTGCCGGGGTTGTTGTTGCGAATGCCGCGTGGGGTTTTATTGCCCGTCATTTTTTGCCACCTCCCTCCGTTGGATATGAAACAATGCGCGCAACGTTTCCACGCGCCGCAAACACCGCGATGCATATCAGCGTATTTGCCACAACCACCGGCCAGCCGCTAGCGTGGTAATGACCGAATAACCAGAGCAGTCCAAAATTGCCGTAAAACAGAATCAGGCCAGCAGCAATCCACGAGATGCCCGGTTTATGCGTTCGACCATTTTTGTTGAAGAGCATCAGACGCAGAGCAATAGCGGCACAAATGGCGACATCAATTACCGTTAGGAGATCGTGGCTGATCATGATTTTTCCCCCATCCATTTTTTGACGAACGGCAGTTTTGAAACACCGCCGTTTTTCAGCCAGAAATAGCCCTGCACCGCAGCAGCGGAAATAATTACAGCCGCCAAGGCATCAAGTGGTTTTTCCCGATAATCGAAATAGTCCTCTACTTTGTCCGCAACAAATCCGGCTCCAAATACGCCAGCTGCATAGCCAAACAGGAAATAACCAAATATCTGTCGTCGCGTCAGGTCGCTGGCGGTGACGATAAAACACATCGAACCGGCAAACGCACCGAATACGATTGAGTAATCTACAGAGGTGATGAATCCCACCAGCGCAGACGTGACAATGCCCCAGCCAGCTACGGTTGCAGTAGCGCCGGTGCTTAATGGCTCAGCCATCAGATTTTTCCTCTCATTAGGAGATAAACGGCAGTGTAGCCAAATGATATAGGGATGAGTTGAGAACCTTATCCTGACCGGCTCTATAGAAAGGTATTACTGAAATAAAAGGAGGAGGATAAAAAGAAAGCCCACCGTAGTGAGCTTTAGCTTTGGACCATCAGGCTTTAAAAAAATCGCATCAGAAACTTAGCTACGCATCTGCTTATCGCTACGGCACCGATAAAACTAGTGATGTATAGTGCATATCCGGAGAATTCTTTTGAAAAGTCAAAATACCCCCAACTCAATATGCAAACGCCATGTAAAAAAGAAATATTAAGTGCAATGCCCAAGCCTAACGCAGCCAGCTCGACTGATTTAGCTATAGGTTTATTATTCTTTTCTAATTGCATACGCCTCCTATTCCACTAGAGCAGTTACCAGCCCCTGAGTTTGATGCATTCCCACCATTATTTGAACTACCAATACATACGCCATACCCACCCGAAAGGACGCCTGTTAGCGCACCTAATGGCCCACCTTTTATTCCATTCAGCGCACCTAGCCCAATACCTATTACACAGGCATCTGTCCCAGCATAAATGTCATGAGACTTATTACTGCTGCTTCCATGGCTACCTCCACTCTGACTTTGACGCGCGCTCGCGCCAGCATAAGATGGATCATAGGCACCACTTGCACCCGCAACAGTTTCACACTGCACGTGATTCAACATTTCCATATTTTATCCCCACAAAGTTTTTCATCCTGAAGTAACAATGAGCAGCGCTGCTGATTTGTTATATCACTTACAGTCACTGCGTTCAAAGGTTGCATATAGAAGGGGTTGAGCCTGTAAATCGCTAACAAGAACAGTTACATACTTTACTTCTGATAATTTAATGGCACTTCTGCAGATAACTAACTCTTTAAATGCCATAAAAACTACAATAAGTTGGGATGTAGAACACATTAATTTTAGAATTGTGATAGCAATGTAAATAACGTACCTATTTTTAACCAATACAATTGGTAACTCATTCATTTTGAAAGGCAGCTTTTATCACCCGACAATTTATTAATCAGTTGAATTTCTTTTAAGGTCTGCTCAAACCTTTCATCTTCCAGCTCTACACCAATTGCAGAGCGACCGAGCTTTAAGGCCGCCTTTATCGTTGAACCTGACCCCATGAAGAAGTCAGCAACTACATCACCCGGCCTGCTGCTGGCATTGATAATCTGCTCCAGCATGTCGGCAGGTTTTTCACATGGGTGTTTGCCGGGGTAAAACTGAACCGGCTTATGTGTCCATACGTCTGTATAGGGAACCGCTACCGTGACGCCGAAATATCTGCGGAGTGATTTGTACTCCTCCTGCAGCTCCAGATATTTTCGATTCAGTGAATGATAAGCGTCCACCAGCTGGTGGTGCGGTGTTGCTAACGTTCCTGATTGATGGCGCGCAATGGCTATCTCAGTAAACAGCGCCTGCAGCTTCAGGTAATCAGCCTCACTGGGTAGCTGCCATTGGCTATAGCTGAACCAGTGCGAGGTCATGTTCTTCTTACCGGTTGCCGCAACAATCTGGGCAGCGGTAACACCCAGTTCTGACCGGGCATTACGGAAATAATCAATCAGGGGTGTCAGCACCTGCTGTTTCAGTTCATCGCATTTCCGAGCGTAGGCGTCTGGTTTGTATGGCCCCTGATAATGCTCTGCAAATAATATCCGTTCAGTCGCGGGGAAATACGCTCTCAGGCTTTCTTTGTTGCAGCCCTTCCAGCGCCCTTCAGGCTTAGCCCAGATGATGTGGTTAAGAATGTTGAAGCGGTTACGCATCATGATTTCAATATCAGATGCGAGTCGATGCCCTGAGAACATATAAATGCTGCCGTTGGGCTTCAGCACTCTCCAGAACTCTGCCAGGCAGCAATCCAGCCACCGCAAATAGTCTTCATCCCCTTTCCACTGATTATCCCATCCCTCCGGCTTTACTTTGAAATACGGCGGATCGGTAACAATCAGGTCAACTGAATCATCTGGCATGGTTTTGAGCACGCGCAGACAATCGGCATTGATTAGCTCGATGCCGGTCATGGTTATTCTTTTTATCACTCAAAAGTCACTCAGTTCATAGCCAAAATAACATTCAGTTCGTAGGTGTTCTCTGACAACCCATCGAATACATAACACTTAGACATCAGATAGTTAGCTAAAAATTTTATCTAAATTAGCGGAAAATTATAGGTAAAGTATAAAGGGTTTAATACTCAACTTAGGATTTATTGATATGAAACTCACCTTATTTGGAAAGATTTAACGCGATTTAGCGCAAATGCTTAAACCCATTGTTAGGATGGTAAGCAGCAATGCGTGGAAACCACTCTTATCACATTACAAGGATTTTTGCGTACGCGTTAGTGATCTGCACATGTTTTTTGGGTATGATTCAAAACAAGGAAGTATCATAAATTTACTTTATCACTAAGGGATTGATATGAAAGTAAAAAGCATTGGTTTTCACATCGAAAACTTAAACCCTCACATTAATATCTCTGAAATATTGAAGTCTTTCATTGATTCATCTGCACGGGTACACTCCTACCTGGATTACTCTAGGCAAATACTTTTGACAGAAGATCATGATTTCTACGTAGGCATGGTTCTGACTTATAGGAATCAGAAGAAAAGTTGCAAGTCCACCATAAGTGGAGGTAAATTCAAGCTAAAAGTTGAAGACTTAAAAAGTAATGAAAAACTCGTTTCATTCAATTTCTTCTGCCTCAAAAAATCAACACTAAAAGGCTTATATCTTTACCACCATTCATCGTGTTCAATCAGCTCTTTATTTTCAAATTTTCAAACCATTAGCAATGAATACATTAGAAAGAAAAATACCGACGAAGTCAGTTTGTTAGGTAATAAACCAAAACAAAAGGCTGTTGTAGCCATCAATAAAAAATATAAACAAAGGCCAAACTTTAAGATCCT